ATGAAACTAAAACCTAGAATAACTTCTCTGTTTTCGTAACCACCCTCAAACATTTTAGCGCAGTTCTTTTGTGTTGCTAGCCAATTACTGTTTGTTCTAACATACTCGTGTGTAGCACCCACACCATCTAAACTAACACGCATTAGTATCTGTCTAAATTTACCAATCAACTTAGTAAAGCGTGGAGGGAAGTTAGTGGCATTAGTAGTAAAACTAATATCAACTTTCTTTGAGTTTCTGCTTTCTTTTAGAACCTTTTCAAGTCCTTGGTAAACGTCTTCTTGCATCAAAGGCTCGCCGCCCAAGAACTTAATTCTAAATGTATTCTCTAAAGGTATTTGATTAATAAATGTATTAACGTCTTTGTTTTCAACGTACAAGTATTCTTTGTTTGTATGATACTTGATAGTTTTGTAAACTTCTTCGTGTTCAAATATCTCTTTGGCAATTTCACTGCTACTACTAACATGACACATACGGCATTTTAAATTACATAAGTTGCTGCCGCGATAGTCTATGCTAATAGGACTGCCGTGTTGATTGCCAGTATCGGCATTAAATGATACTTCACCGTATTCTCTTTCAAAGCGACGCAGGATGTTGGCATAGAACTCTCTGCTGTTTAATCCGCCTGCATCTTCGACTTCTATACAACGTGTACAGATTTCATGTGGTTTGCCATCTAACATATCTTGACGCAATGACTTCATAAAGTCTCCGTGCCAAAAACTATCATAGTCAGTGAAACTGTATTTTACGTCGTCATCTGTTCTACTCTCACAACAAGGTCTCATTAAAGACCTTGTTTTAGAACCTTTGTAGTAAAAGTTAACGAATGGCGCTACGCAAAAAGGCTTAGGCTGTTGGTTTTGGTTTTCCATTAAATTGTGCTCCGGGTCTACCGTGAGTTATTGTATCTGTTGTATTGTTTGGATCGTATCTATCGAAGTAACGTTTTAACATTGGCTCAATGGCTAATGTGTCTGTGCCACGAATCTTGTTAAGTGCTAGTTCTGCTTTAACAAAGTCATTGGCATAAATGCTGTTACGCTCATTTTGTGTTTTATCTAATTGGCTCCATGCTAGATCAAACCATTTAGTTTCTTCAGGCGTCATTGCATATTCAGTGATACACTCTTGTATTTGTTGACGAATATAATCTTTATGATCATCATCTAACCAACTAACACTTAGATACCAAGGATCAACGATAGGATTAAAAGTAACACCATTGTGCTTACTGTATTGTCTATGTCCTTCTAGGAACCATTTAACATTCTTTTTAACTTGGAAAGCACTGACAGGTTGCCAAACGTGCATAATACCTGCCCATTTTAAGTTAGGTAGCGTAAATATTCTATGGAATACTTCTTGTTTTTCTTCCCAATGGGCTTTTCCATTGCCATCTTGGCGTAAAAAGTCATCTGTGTCACCAACGCCATCAACGCTGATGTTGAAACTAATTTCTTTAAACTCTGTTAGTAGTTTATATATTCTAGGAGGCAAACTTGTACAGTTAGTAATAAAATGTAAACGCATATTGGCTGCATGGCCGCCTTCTACAATCTTTTTAATAATTGAGTAGACACGTGGATCAATTAGACTTTCACCACCACTCATTTTTAATCTAAACACTTTACTAAAGTCTAGATTAGAAATAACGTCAAAGTTTGGATCTTCCCAGTTAATCTGTTTGGCTTTCTTCAATGAGTTTTCGCTGGTAGTAACCATGTCCCAGTGACTCCACTTTTGGATTTCCGGGTTTGCTAAAACTTCTTTTTCAATCTCTGTACTCCAAAGACTGTTACAACTACGGCATTTTAAGTTACATAACTTACTGCTACGTAGGTCTAAATCTACAGGCTTAGAATATTCTACAGTACCGTGAACAGGACACCATTCAACTTCTTGTAGTTCTTCTGTGCCCATTTCTAATTCATAGCGTTTGATAAAGTCAATGCGGTCACTTTTGTGATATATACCTTCACGTTCCCAACCACCACACCACCAGTCGCAGGCATCGGGCATTTTACCGTCAAGAAACTCTTTGCGAATTTCCTGCATAGTTTCACCTTGCCAAAAGACTTCGTGCTGTTCTTTTAGACTTTTTGTATTATCCCAACGGCCAACAATGTGACTCATACAACAAAGTTTGTAACCTCTGTTATTAGCATTGATATAGGCATGCATGAAAGGTGCCGGACAAAACTTGTCATTTGGCATTAGTTTCATTAATCGTTCTGCTTCGTCTTTATCTACGTTAGCCATTTATAGTTTTCATCCAATCTGAAAATGTTTGTCCAAGACACTCATATGTTTGGTCTCGTTCTTTATCTAGTGTTGTTGTAATGTATTTAAGTTCCAAGTTCTTTGATTTCTTTTCTTCAAGATTTATCTTTAATGCGTCTTTGACATAATTTTCAAACTCTTTGATTTGTCTGTAATCAGTTTGACGCCATAAATCTAAACCCTCATTTAAAATATGCTCAGGTAACCACTTTGCACTTAATTCACTGTCCACTGGTCGCAAATTTAAATTGAAATCAAGTCGTGGAATATAATTAATATTACGCAACCATTCATATTTATCAGCATAACTTTTGAGATATGTATATAGTAATGGACTGCTTAACCAGTTATATGCTGTTATAACTGTGCTGGTTCTCATTCTAAAGTTAGGATTCTTATACATTTCATTGGCATCGGCAAATGCTAGAAATTCCTCAAAACGCTCGGTCCACTTGTCCCACTTAAAAGGATAACGAACATATCCATAAGCATCGCCATGGCCATCTACGCTGACATTCATGTCTACGCCTTTAAAATGCTTTAGTCTACTTAGAATAGCATCAACAAACTTAGTGCCATTGGTAGTAATCAACAATACAATGTTTTTACTATAACCTTTTTCAATGGCCACATCCATGACTTCAATAAAGTCTTTGCTGATAAATGGTTCGCCTCCGGTGATCTTAAACATTTCAATTGTAGGCAACAATTCAAGAACATAGTTCTTACGCTTTTCACTGAGTTCCGCTGAGTTTTTGTTTTTATAGTTTTCAAACTTAGACCAATGTCTTGGCAGTTTAAGTTCATTGTCTTTGTACCAATTGATAGTATCTACAAGTTGATTACTGCTACTAGGATCGCACATTCTACAAGATAAATTGCAGGTACTATCAAAGCGCATATCTAAATATTTTACAACAGGTTCTGCATTAACATCAACAAATTGTTTAAACTTATCAGCAGTATATGTGTGCCTAAAACTTAGTCCGCCTTTGTCTTCTCTAACATAACAGACATCACAGTATTTGTGCTTCTCACCTGCTACCATTGATTCTCTGATTGCAGTCATGTCTGCACCATTAAATGCTTCTACTATACTAATTGTATCATCACGTACAGGAAAGTAATCTTCACTGTTACAGCAAGGTCTATACATGCCACCAACGCTGGCGTTTACGTGTATCCAAGGCAATACGCAGAATGTTGGCGAATCTATGGGTTGTTTCATAAGTCGTCTTTTAATTTTTTAAGATATAGTTTGTACAGCGATGGTATTTTATGATTTCTCATTTCTTCTAAATTTTCAACATAAGTTACCATGTCCTTGCATACTTTTTTATCGTATGTATTCTTATTTAAAAAACTCAACGCATAGTTTTTATTTGAAGTTCTTTTAATATAACTCATGCTGTTGGCTATTTCTTCTTTCCACCAATCTGGCAAGTATGAAATATTTAAATATTTTGGACCAAACAAAGGATCAAAGTTTAATAAAATATCTGGATGATTTTCATTTAACCAATCTAATGTATTACCAATGTCAAAACAATTCATAGCATGAATAACATAATGGAACTGCATATGATGATTGTATTCTTTACAGAATTGATTCCACCATAGCGTATTCTTTGATAACTTTTTCCAGTCTGTGCCATATCTTACAAATTCAGCAACACTTTCAATGCCGTCTAGGCTAATGCTTAAACGAATGTTTTTAATTTTCTTTAAATATACTAACCATGCATCAGTGGGCAATATACTGGCATTTGTTATAAGTTCTAATGTTAAATTTTCTAACAAGCCCAAAGCATCTAAACGTTCAAATAACTGTAGGTTCCTTGGCTCCATAAAAGGCTCACCGCCTAATAACTTTAATCGTGTTAAGTTACTTAGATCTACATTTAAGTATTCGTTGTCTGTGATTACAAATTTGTTTTTCTTTGGTTCTTCTCTAAAAAACTTTCGTTGTCTTAGTTCAATGTCATCTTCGTGCCAACTTGTGCTATAATTACTGGCACAGGTAATACATTTAAAGTTACAAGCATTGCTGGTACCTATTTCTAAATAATGAATTTTTGGTTTAGTTAAATCTACTACATCTTTGAATTGTTCATTTAGATTGGCACGTAGACTAATTTTTCCTGTTTTGTCTTCGTTATAACATTTAGAACAACCCTTGACATATTCCTTGTTTAATATCTTTTTTCGAAAATTATTCATTTCCTCACCGCTGAAGTATTCATTGATAGTAGGACGGCTTTCGCGATCAAATTCTTCTGGATCAAAGAATCTACAGCAGGGCTTTAATCTGCCACCAACATTTTGGCAAACGTGTACCCACGGTGCAACGCAAAAATAATCATCACTCTGGTTTTGCATTATGTAAATCTTCTTTGGTTAAATCAAAATAATCATCAAAGTTTTGTTCTTTAATATTATCCATTCTGTCTACGTAGTATATAAATTTTTGATAGTCATCTTCTTTGGTCTCTGATTTTTTGTATAAAGATTTTATATCTTCTACTAACAATTTTCCAGTTTTTGTTTTAGGACTATGCTTGTTTGCTCTAGATAAAAACTTTTCTATGTGTGCAATATCTTTTTCTATTTTAGACAAGAATCTACTTTTTAAAACACTTGGATCCAAATATGTAGGATACTGAACAAATGTATAATGAATTTTATCTGCTTGCATAAAGAACATATCATAAAAAGAATCTCTTAAATCTAACATTTGATAAGCAGATATTGTACAAGTTGTTTCTAAAATTGTTTTCTTATTAATTGATTTAAAAATATCAATGTTGTTTGTCAATGATTTCCAATCGCCTGTTCTAAAGTATTTGTAAATACCTTCGCTGCCATCAACTGATATTCTAACAGTAGACGACTTAAAACAATTAAACAATGTTGCTAGTTCTTCAAAGTCAACAGTGGTATTAAAGTTACTAATAACAGTTACGTGCATATTAGCCACGTTAGGATGGTGAACTATTTTTCTTAAAAATGCCCAGAACTGCTTTTGATATAAAGGTTCGCCTCCGGCAAAGTCCATGCGTTTTAAGTTAGGAAAATTAGCAATTAAATCATCGGCAACTGCTTCTGCTTCTTCTAAAGTCCAATTTTGATTCTTAACTTCGCTGACTAATGGAATAATCTTGTTAGTTCTATCTTCTTCTGTGATTTCAGTTTTACGTACAATTTCACTCCACGTGCTACTGTATTCTGGCATACAATGTAAGCAACTAAAGTTACAAGTGTTACTGAATCTAAATTCTAGATATTCTAGATTTGAAAAACTAGTTTCTCCTGTGGTAAGATCAACATTGTTTAATAAGTCATCGTGCCAAAAGACTTCATTTTGATTTGTTCTATAACTTTCCAAGCCTTTGTCTTCCCAATCTTTACAACTTTTGCAATGATCTGGAAACTTATCATTTTCTAAACTAAGACGTAGGTCTTTAAATCCTTGACTGTTGAATATTCTTGAAGGCAATACGCTTTGACTTTTGTTGGCTAGAAACCACTGACCACGAGGACAGGCTGTAATCCTATCGTTGTTTTTATAATTAATAGCGGCTAATGCCCAATGACAATTTTTAGACATCTTAGAAATCCTCAACTTTTAAATGTTTGGCTTTAGGCGGTGCCGATTTTCCGCAACTCTTACTACAAACTAACAACTTTGGATTTTCGCCAGAATAAGTATTATTCCAACTATCTGATAGTTTTTCACTGTACCAGATATGATCCATGATTTCAGTGGCTGTATGCTCGTGTAAACTATTAAAATCATCGCCGTAGACGTCTGTTACATTATTACTAAAATGCAGGGATAAATCGCTGATCCTAGTTAAATTCATATTAGACATAAAACAGCAAGGAAATATTTTACCCTCGTGATTTACAAAAATCATCTTTTCATTTTGATAATGACAAGTGATAATATTGTCATCTTCAGTTAAAGTCAAATCAATTGGACCAAACTTTGGTGGCGCAGGTTCTGCTTTTTCTCGTTTGTCTTTGATGTAGTCAATACTAAATGTAGAAGAATGTGTTCTATCTCTACGTACAATAAATTTCTTAAAATTTAATTCTTTGGCCATTTGACCGCAGGCTTCTACTTCGTTTTCATTCCAAGGAAACTGTAGCATTTGCCAAACGGCTGTACCACCAACACTTAAAAATGATTTAGCATTTTCTATAATCTTATTATAATCTAAATCACCTCTGTACAGTCTATGACTTTCTGCTAGTCCATCAATGCTAAAACGTACTTCATGATTTTCAAATCTAGTCAGTATCTTTGCCATTTTTATATAAAATTCTTTATTTCTAACAGCACCGTTTGTATGTATTCTTATTAGATAATTTGGATTTACATTAAATAAAATTTGTAGTATTTCTAAAAAATCTCTGTGTGCCAACGGTTCATCGATTGTTCCACAGAATTCTATTTCCTTGACATGTTTCATAACAGGATCTGTTACTAGATTATGTATCAATTCTATGTCTAAAAACGTCTTTGGAGCAGTTCGTATTTCATACTTTTCTGTTAGTGTTCTATGATCTGTGCGTCTACATCCAACACAATTGGCATTGCAAAAATTACTTAATTCAAATTGTATCTTTTTTATTTCTTCTAAATATTTCACAGGTGTGGTCCTATACTTTGTATTGGTTCATAATCTAAATTAAATGCTAGATCTTTTTTGCCTAATCTCAGAATACTTTGATCAAAGGCAGAACTATTTGTTATTTCAGTTATTAATTCTATTGCTCGTTCTTTTGTTTTAGCAAAAAATGCTTTATGTTTACCCCATAAAACTGGAAATAATTTTCCTTCTTGTATTGCTAATACAGTTGAATAAATTCTTCCAACGTGTTCTGCATCCCAATCGTCAATGATAAGAATTCCAGAATCTTTAAGTTTTGGAATTATTGTATTTAAAATTTCAATACATTCTTCAGAACCAAATCCAAAATCTTGAAATATAACGTCATAGTCTGTACCCACAGTATCAAAACTTGTGTGCCATGTTAGATCTAATTGTTTGTTAGTTAATTTTAATGCTCTCTTTTTAATCCAAGTAGTTACTTGTTCTGCGGTAGTAATTGTTTTTAATTCATCGAATTCTTCATTGTTACAAAATCGTCTTACAGAATCATTGCCGTTGTTCATTGGATTGTCTAAATATGGTCCAAGTTCGGCAATATCATCAACTGTGTCAAATGTCACAGATTTACCTTGATCCTGTAAATATTCGTTGGTTGTAATCAAACTGCCGCCAATGTATGTTCCTAATTCTAAAAACTTTCCTTGAGCAGGGAAATAGTCTAATAAAATTGTAAAATACAAAATATCAATGGGATATGATAGCATTCCATAAACATCTTCAATGATTTTTATTTTGCTATTTTTATCTATTAGATAATCGTTTTTAGTTAATGCCATAATTATTTAAATTGTTCTTTGAACGCATCATATTTAGCGCCGCATGTCTTGGCACATACTGCTAACTTACCTTCTGCACAACTGGGCTTAGACCACGATTCTGGAACAACTTCTTGTATGAATTTACCGTTGATTACATCATTTAAATCATGCTTACGTAGATCCAATGAGTCTAAGCCTGCATGATCAATAGCGTCCCAAATTTGGCCACCACGTTGCTTCCAATACCAAACATACATTTGTCCCGCAGTCCAGCAACATGGTTGTAAGTATCCTTCCGCTGTGATGTAAATACTTTTTTCTTCTGCGACTTTACATTTAACTTCTACACTATCCCAATACTTTTCCATGTCTTTCTTTTTACTAGGATCTAAGTTAAACTTTTGATTGCCGATTTTGCCTTCTAATTCTGCTACTGTTGACACAAAATCAACTTTAACTTCGCCTTTGTCTTTGCTTAGACTTTCTAATTGTTTTAATGCGGCATTTTGATATTCTGGATTCTTGGGCATACTTAACAATGCTGTTTCACTGCCTTTACGATTACCTGCTTGATGTTCTGCTTTGACAGCGCCACGAGTATTACTAAAGAATCTATTTGACTTTTTAACATTAAACTTTTCAAAACCCATCTTTTCTGCTAATGCTCTGGCTAGTTCTACTTGATGTTCGTTATGTCCAAATACGATGTAGTCCCAACGTGCTCTACCTCCGGCAGCAATAAACGCTTCTGCATTTTCCATTATCTTTTTCCAAACAGTTCCCTGTCTGTACAAGTGATTAGTATCTTCTAAACCATCTACACTGAATACAACATAGTGACTCTTGCCCATGGCGGCAGGTAACTTACTCCACCATTCGGGAGTTTTAGCACTGGCATTTGTGTGAAAACTAAGTTGCATTTTAGCATTGTGACTACGAATGTATTCAAATATTTCCAATGTATCTCTGGCACTGATAGGATCGCCATAATTGCCGCACATATACAATCGATTTAATTGTTTAATGAACTCAGGTTTTAGAATTGTTTTAACATCATTTAAGGTCAATTCAGCATCATGTAGTTGTGGGTTAACTTCTCCGCCATTAATGTTTCTAGCACATTGTGGGCAACTGGCATTACAGCGTTCTGTAACTTCTAAGTGTACTGTAGTAATTTCTGAGGCTTTATACATTATTTCAAACCATAACTCATAAATCTTTTGTATTTGGGAAAAGACATATCACCTCTAAAATAAATCTCACTGAGTGGATATTTCTTAACAAAGTCTGGCAGATTAACACAGGGATTAATGTGTTCAGCGATTTCACTGTAATCATTTGATTGAGTAAGTATTCTTGTACCTGGCTTTAATTTTTCAAACCATGTTGTGTCCATGTGTTCTGCGCTGGTGTTAATGATTAAATCAGCGTCAATGATATTGCCATTGAATATAATATTTCCCTGTTCATCTATACTGTCATTGATTGATTTGTTTTCAATATAAACATTGCTGTTCATAATCTTTGCTAATTCGTTGACAGTTGAATCTGGATCAATACTGTATAGATTATTGTATGTAATATCTTTAAAGAATAAATTATGATGTGTTAGCCAACCGCCGATTAATACAACATTGTTGAATTCTAATTTAAATTTAGACAGCACTTCTGCCATCCATATTTTGCCCAATACTTGACTTTTGCTAAAGATAGTAGAAAGTGTTAGATCGCCATTGATATTTTTAATTTCAAATAATCGCTTAATCAGCATATCATCTGGCCAAATAGAATACATCACTGAGATTAATTCATCTGACAGCAATACATCTCTTGCACAGATGTTAGTGTAAAAATTAAGTCTATCATCTCTACCTTGATTGGGATATTTTAAATAATCATTGGAAATTAATTCTTTTAAAGGCCATGGTCTTAATTCGCTGGGCGAATATTTCATGTTAATGACGTTTCTAACAAATTTTTTCTTTTCAACTTCGTTGATATAGTTGAAGAACTTTTCTAGGCCAAATAGCCAAACTAGTTTATCTTCATTCATCTAAGCCTATCCATTCTTTAAATTGTTGTTTTAACCAAGCAAAGTCGTTGACTAATGTAAAATCTGCGTTCTTTGAACGTGCGTATTCAACACCTTGTCTAGCACCTTGTATACTAAAGTAACCGTATTGTGTTTCTAGGCCTGCTTCGCACCACATTGTTAGTCGTTCTTGACTTTCTTGGTCGTTGTTATTTTTATTAATACCTGCACTGAGTTTAACTGCTTCTCTGTATGCTGTTCTCCATGTAGCAAATGCTGTATAATTGAATCTATGTTCTGTGGCTAGTATGTTTAACTTAATATAACTATCTGCAAGTGTAGTAGTCATATCAGGACGATCTAAACGTTCGGCACTAAAGCAATCTTTGCTGAATAGTTTAATACCACCATGTCCGTAGATCAATCCGTTAATGGGATTCTTACTGCGAAATACTGCTACACTCTTTGGAGTTAGTTCTATCTTCTTGTCAAAGTTAAAACTATCTACAATCCAAGAATCAGCATCTACTACATAGAATCTATCCCCTTCACATAAACTAGCAATATGTTTATGACTTTCAAATATATTACCCACAGCGGCCACTGCTGTTGCATCGTTGGTTTTTGTTTGCAATCTTTCCCAATTCTCATTTAAATTGGCTTCATCTGTGTATAAAAAGTAAACAGGTATCATTTTAATACTT